GTAATATGGGTAGTAACCAACGTTTTGATTATACTGTTTTAGGTGATAGTGTTAATTTAGCGGCGAGACTAGAAGCACAAACAAAAGAGTACGGTGTATTCTTTATGTTTACAGAACATACATTAAAACAAATACCATCTCCGGAAAATTTAACTATGTTAGATAAAATTGCTGTAAAAGGACAGACAGCACCTGTAACAATTTATACTATACTAAATGATCACAAATATGCAAGAGTAGTAAACAGAATGGTTGATAGTTATCAAAACAGGGCATGGGCAGAGTGTTCACATCAAATAGAGATAATTAAAGATCATAAGTGGAACAATACTCTAGCAGATCTTTATGCAGAAAGAATTAAACAACCTGTGCCTGTAGGAGATTGGGACGGAATAGAACGTAAAACATCTAAGTAATTATTCGTCTGGATGAAACTCTTTGATTCCTCTAAAAAATAAGTAATAGTGTTTAAAATCTTTTAATTGCTGTTTAGCATGAAAAAGTTCTAACGGTATTCCATCACCGTGATTTACTAATGGAAAGTAATATCTTTTAATTATACGTTCAAGTTTTCTAACATCTTTTGCTAAAGCATCTAAAATTATATTATTAAATTCAGTATCTTCAACTAAATCAATTAACCAATAATGGAATGGATTTTCAGGATTGTAACGCCTAGTTACATCACGTGATTGATAGTATAAAGCTCTTACAGGATTTATACCTGGTCGATAGGAATTCATTACTTCCTTAAATCTAAAACTTTCATGCTCAGTAGACATATTATTAACAACTCTAGCATAGTCTTTTTTCATTGCTGTTTTTAGGGACTCGATATTTTTGCCAATATTCTGGTGATACTCTTTTAGAAGTCTATTGAATATTTTCTGATACTTTGGTGATAACTTTTCATAATAGACATCCTTTATTTCGTCTATTTCTATTGCGCCTTCTAGTAATGTATGTGGAATTGTTTTTTGTCTTTGAAACTTGTCTAATTCGGTAGTTATCCGCAAAATAACAAAATCGATAATTTCGCCTTTGCTCATATGAAATATTTATCAGGAATTTATTTTAAGTATAGTGTGCAGTTTTTGTGTGCCACCATTCTTACTTAATGTAATTTTGGCACCATTGTGCAATGGTTTGGGCCATTGACCTATGTCTACCCAGGCGTATCCGGCACTTTCTCCATTTAATTTTGGTGGTTGGAATTCTTTATCTACCACATATACAAAACTGTAGTAATAAAAATTTTGATCTTTGCTTTGGTATACGTCTATAGGATTTAATTTTTGCAGTTCTGGAACAAATCCAATCTCTTCTTCTAACTCACGTTTAATACAGTTGTAAGGAGTTTCACCTTTCTCCATCATGCCTCCCCAAAAACCCCAAGTATGATTAAATCTTTTGTTGCCTTCTCTGAGTTGCAACATGCATCTGCCTGTGTCTTTGGCTAGGAAAACTACTCCAGCCGCCGTGGTATTCATTTATAAAACAAGTCTCCAATATCCTGGTTTGTATTCTCCCTCATAACTACTTATCCACTGAGTTCCAGTCCATTGATATTGTTTGGATGTAAATGTATTGTGCATATAATGTGTATTGCCCACTTGTGAACTAGCATCAAAGGATACTACCCAAGCACTACCATTATATTCTATAATGTCGTTCTCTGATGCATCTATATTCCAATTAGTATAACCAGATGCTGTAAGTGTTTCTGTAATAAGATATCTTTGACCATTTGCAGAAGCGGCCAATGTGCCGTCACCTGGATAATTGCCTCTAGGGTCTATAATTTTATCAACATCATTTATTGTGTCTGTTGGTAAAGTATCTGTATCTAAATTAAAAATTAAATTTGAATTTGTGGTTGCGTCAACTGATACTGTACCAATAACTTCTCCTAGGAAATTATCTGTATCGTTACTTGTATTTAATTTTAATAAACTTGTAGTTCTTAAATCGCCTTGCATATCTGTAATGTCAGTCCAGGGTACTTCTATGCCTTGTTCATTTAATAATACTGCTGATGCACCACTTACTCTTACACTATACATACCTGGTGTAACTACTACCTCCGCAGTATCTTCTATATCACCAAAAAAGTCTGCATAGTCTTCGTCATAACCTAAATCTGATATACTGCTTACACTATGTATATTTGCTATAATCCTTTGTATGATAGATTGCTTTTTAATTTTTGCTGGTGGACTAATCCAAATAGGTACAGCAAATGTAAGTGTTGAAATATCTATCGTGTCTTCAGTACCAACTGGAACACTTCTGTTACTCCATGCAATATCTGTAAGCTCAACTTCAAACACACTAGTCCAGTCTAAAGGATTACTATTTGATTGTAACTGAATGCTAGGATTAAATAAAACAAAAATTTGTTCTAACACTTGTAATTTAGTATCTGTATTGTTTGACCATAAGTCCATTTGTATAGTCATGTTATATGGTACTGGCATATATCTTTGTGTGGTAAATAAGTTACCTTGTTCATTTTGATATGACTGTGTTTCTCTATCGAATTCTCTTTCTGCAACCTGAGTAGTGTCTACCAGAAATGGTTCATGTGTTCTGTCTCTTGCAGGCTGTAAACTCTGTATAGTAACACTTATAAAAGGCGCACTATTAATAACATTTTCTGAACCGTTACGCAATATACTAGCAACCATTCTATTTGAATCACCATATCTTGCAGGTACACGATTATATTTTACACCGCTTTTAGTGTACTCTCGTGTCTGAAAATTTGAAAAGATACGAATAATCTGTATAAGATATCTTTTTATCTGCTCGTCATACCAATAGTCTAAGTTTTTTCCTGCCATTTTAGTAGCCTTCCATCTCCATTTCTAATTCGTCTATTTTGTTTGAAACATCACGAATTGCATCTTCAAAAACTTCTTCTAGTTGATATATAGCAGACTCTAATTTATTCTTTGCTTGGAAAACTGAATTCTCATCATAACTGTCTAGTTCCAAACCATTCTCTTCAGCAAGTGTTCCTAGTTGACTAACTATTTCAACGTGAGTATCAACATACTTAATATTTTTAGTAATATCTCTAGCAGAACTTAAAGCCAATTCTAAATCGGATTTTTTATCTTCTAATTTATCAATTACTTTTTGATTCTCATGTAATATTTTTATTTCATTAAATTTCATTTTAATTATCCGTTTTAGGCTTTACAAGTTTACTTAAACCAACCTTCTCTTGCATTGTTTCTCCATTGTCGCTTGTAAATGTTGAATCGTTATTTATAAATCCTTTTAGTATTCTGTTTGCCGCACTCCAAGACCCTGTCATATCAGATCCTACATTTATCCAACGTGTACCTGATTTTTTAAATAGTCTGTGCGGACTAAAGTCTGTTCTTAAATAAAAGTCTCCGTCAACTGTACCACTTAATGGGAATGTCGCTCCACTTCCTACTATGCTAGAACCGTTTACTGGATTACCATCTGCACCACCAAAGTCTAATCCTGGTGCTGGTTTATCTGGTACGGAATCATCCATGTAAAGATGACCTGTTCTTCTATATTGTGGATCAAAAGGAACATCACGTGCCGCTTGTTCTAATATAGCATCACTAATTTTTATTTCATTTGCGTATGTACTAATTAAGTTTCTTAGATCGCCTTCTTCCTCACCAGTACCAAGTATATCTCTGTACTCTTGTGAATCTGTTATAGGACCTAGTTTGACTCTCCATAAATGTGACCACCAACGTGGGTCGTAACCTTCTGCAGGCCTACTAGCATCTGTAACTACATAAAATCTGTTTATTGCTTCATCACTACCTAAAAGTAAATCATCACGTAAATGAGGAAGTTCTAAAACATCTCCTGGCATTAAACGTCTGCCTACTGCATCTACCATGCTTTCAGTATGGAAGTTCATAAACAATGTGTCGTTTGCTAAAAACATTCCAAATTGTGTTAGATCAAATGAATCATTATCGCCTAAGTTGTATTGACCCCTTAATTCATATATGTCTTCGCTATATTTTCTATCTCTGTTTTCTAAAAATAATAGATCTTGTATAAAAACTTCACTATTAGCACTTGAACCACTGCTTGGTCTAGTAGGATCGTTCTCGTTTGGTGTGTCCTGAATACCCATATATTTGTGTATATGTACACCAGTACCACCCGCAAAGATATGCTCACCCACAACTCTATCAATGAAACTGTAGTCATTTGTTTTTGTCGGATTCCATAAACTTAATCTTGGCATGTTACTATTTATCGGTTTTTATAAACTTTGGTTAAAATTTACAATGTGTTGCACATGTTATACAGTAACCAGCATCGTCATCTAACTTTCCTGACATACCATCAGGCATAACTTTAGTAAACAGATCTAGATTTAAAACATCATATATACTATTTTCTTCAGTCACAACTAATTTACGTTTGTATGGCCTAAACATGGTATTAATTTGGAAGTCTCCCATATGGAATTTTCCTGCAGTATAACAACAAGGAAAAATCATACCATTAGAGTCTAAATATATTTCTT